GTTTCCCAGTCACGATCGGGAGTCAGAAGAAAGAATTAAGAACTGCAAAACTCATTCAGATTGTGCTGAGCTAAATCAGATATTAGAGCTAGGCATTGAATTATAATTTTTTGGTTTATACTAGCCCTCAATAGAGGGCTTTTTTAATTGGTGAATTTATGGCAATGGCAGGAATTCCAAATATCCCCAACTTTAAGGGATTAGTAACTGCGGGTACTGACGCTGCAATCAACTTGGGTGGTGCTGCATTAATCCGCGCTGTATTCGGTGAAGTGTGGGGTTTGGTTAATGAATTTGGTGTGCCCATCCTTTTATCTGATAGCGTAAAGAATGTTGACTATACAAACAGCTCGACTATTTCAAAGTTCTTGATTGAGAAAGGCTCGTTTAGTTCATACAACAAAGTCACCGATCCGCGCTTTTTATCGGTTCAATTGATTAAATGGAAAGGTACAAAGCTTGAGAAATCGGCTTGGTTGGCTCAGCTTGAGCTATATGCAAACAGCACACTTAAGTTCCATGTTGTTACGCCTGAATATCTATATCGAAATTACAACATCACACGCCTTGCTTACATGCGCGACAACACTTCAATTCAGATGATTACAGCGTCTATTGACTTGGAGGAGGTGCGCGAAGTTCAGTTAGAGTTCGGCACGCAAGAAGCCAAAGCAGAACAGGACAACACCACGGTAGAGGGTGGAACGGTTCAGCCAAAAGAAGCAAGCCAATCCATGCTTTCAAAACTTGCTGGGAAATTTAACCTATGACCACACTAGCCATTGACCTACAACAAACAGCCAATCAAAACCTGCAAGTGACTCTAGGCGGGAATGTCTACCGATTGACTTTAAATACCCGACTTGATGATCTTTATATGAGCATCATTAAAAACGGTGAGCCTGTTATTTACAATCGCATTTGCCAAAACTTAAACCCAATTGAGGAGGGATTTGTGTTTGTTGACTTGGATGGGAATGAAAATCCACGCTTTGACCAATTCAATGACCGTTTTGTTTTAACTTGGACGGATGGGCTTATATAAGAAATACTGATTATTTTTTGTTTTATGTAATTGATATAATTGTTTTGTGGCTAGGAGGCATCCGAAAGCAGAGTCATTAACTGTTGCCACATTTCTAATAATGCCTTAATGAGGAATATTTACATGCTTTACAGTATAGGTTTTAACGATAGAAAATATCCAGCAACAATAAAATCAAAACACACACGAGAGTATGTGTTTTGGTCTGGATTTTTATCTAGATCATATTCAGAAAACACAAAAAACAATCAACCATCATATAGGCATTGCAGTGTTTCCGAAAATTTTAAATCTTATTCTTACTTTTATGAGTGGTGCCAAAACCAGATTGGCTTTAATTCAGGTTTTGATTTGGATAAAGATTTGATAGTAAAGGGCAATAAAATATACGGTGAGGAATTTTGTGTATTTCTACCAAGTGAGATAAACAGAGCCCTGTGCAAAAATGATAAAGGCAGGGGTGGTTTGCCAATAGGCGTTTTTTACAACAAAAAAAGCAAAAAATTTGAGTCTCGAGTTAGAAGGAATTCAAACCCCATATATATTGGCTCTTTTGATTCAGAGATTGATGCATTTAATTCGTATAAATTTGAAAAAGAAAGTTATCTAAAATACCTCGCAAACAAGTACGCAGGGTTAATAGATGAAAGGGCATATAATGCCTTAATCAACTACTCTGTATCTATTTGCGATTAATGTTAAAATCCCCTTAGTTTTTAAGGGGGTTTTTGTATGAATAGAAAAAAACTAAGGGTAACAATCACCCTAAACGGAAACAATCAGAACGGTGAGCAGAAAGTATTTGAAAGTGAATACAATCAAATCGCATCGTCTGAGCTTCGCATTTCGTGCAATATCGTTTCAGGAAATGGGGCACTCTCACCAACAGCTAAAATTCAAGTCTATGGCCTATCGCTAACCAAGATGCTTGCGCTTTTCCGTGTGCAATGGAATACGTTAGACGCAATGTTGAACGAGGTTGCAATCGAAGCAGGTGAAGAAGGTAAGCCATTCGAGCTTATTTATAAAGGCAATATCACAACTGCAACAATCAACATGGATTCCGCGCCCGATCCGTTTCTTGATATTGATAGCGTTGTCGGATTAGTCGAGCAAATGAAGCCTGCTGAGCCGTTGGCAATTATCAATGATGTTGATGTGGCAGAAGTGGTTAGAATCATCACTGAGACACGAATGGGCTTTGATTTTCAAAATGATGGTGTCTCCCATATCATCCCTGATGGCTTTATGTCAGAGGGTGCGAACTTAGAAACAATACGCCAACTAGCGCATGATTATGATTTTGACTTGTACATTGAGCATAAACTGATTGCGATTGCGCCACGAAACACTAAGCGAAAAATTCCTATACCGCAGATCCGACCAACTAGTGGTCTTGAGGGTTACCCTACTCCCGACATTAAAGGTATATCGTTTAAATGCTTCTATAATCCTCTAGTTCGCTTTGGTGGAAACTTAGAGGTGAAAGATAGTATCATTGAAGTATGTAATGGTGTATGGCGCGTGTACGGCTTGAAAACCATTCTCGAAAGTGGCGTACCAAATGGGCGCTGGTCTATGGAAGTTAATGCAACTTGGGCGAACAGTACCGATGCCGTTAGAAAATGATCAACAGACAACGAATTATAGAGCATCCCAAAGTGTAGGCGGTGCTGCTGAATTTGAAGCTATTGTGCGCTCATTGATGGGTAAAAATCACACCCTAATGCTAGGTGAGGTCATGGCTATCACTCAGGAAGCAAGTAGCACGGCTGCGGTCGGGTATCTGTCTGTCCGTCCGATGGTTTTCATGGTGGATGGCTCAAACAATAACTATGCCCGTGCAACGATAAACAATGTGCCTTTCTTTCGATTGCAGGCGGGCGGTAATGCGGTCATTCTAAATCCAAAGGTCGGTGATATTGGCTTGATCGCCTACTGTGAGCGCGACATTTCAATGGTGAAGCGTAATAAGAAACAAGCAGCGCCAAACTCACGTAGACAGTTCAATATCAATGATGCTGTGTATCTTGGCGGGATGTTGAACAGCGCGCCCACACAATATATTCAGTTTCTTGACAGTGGGATGAATATTAAGACGACTGGCAATGTGAATATCAACGGCTTAACTATTGCGCCTGATGGAGTTTTAACACTTGCAAATGGCGTTGTGGTAGATACACACATTCACAACCAAGCAAACGACAGCGCGGGCAATACGGAGCAACCAGTGGGGATTCCAAGAAATGGCTAATACTCTTTTTTTACTCCCTGATACTTGGGATTTAACGCTAGATTCAAGCGGCAATATTGCCATTGCTAGTGACGCCTACCAACAGGCACAAGACATTGCATCAGCTTGTCGCGTATTTCGTGGTGATATGTACTTTAATAAAAATGATGGCATCCCTTATTCTGAGTCTATTTTAGGGAAATCATCCTACCCGCTTGGCTTGTATCAGTCAGAGTTAAGGCAAGCCGCACTATCTGTCGATGGGGTGATTAGTGCTAATATAACCTTCAATAAAATTGAAAATCGGGTGCTTAGTGGCATGATTAAATTTACAAATGATCAAGACCAAACAGGAGTTGTAAGTTTATGATTCCTGATATTGAAATTACCGAAAATGGCATTATCGCGCCCACAACAGATGAAGTGCTTGCAGGCGTATGGGAAATCCTAAAAACCGCTTTTGGCTCAAACCTGAATACCGCAATGAATACCCCACAAGGGCAGTTGGCAACATCGATCACAGCGGTTATTCAAAACGAGCGCAATAAGTGGATTCAGTTAATGAATCAAATCGACCCGCAATACTCTACGGGTATTTGGCAAGATGCTATTGGTGAACTCTATTTCATCACTCGTCAATCTCAAACATATTCAATTGCTGAAATTCGCTTGCATGGTTTAAGTGGAACGATTGTTCCTGCTGGATATAGAATCAGTGATGTTGCGGGTAATATTTGGGAAACTACAAGCCAATTGATTATTGATTCGACTGGCTATATTGATGGCTTTGTGCAATGTACTGTCGCTGGGCCAATCGAAGCATCCATTGACACAATCACAAATATTCTTGTGGCTCTTTCAGGATTAGACCGTGCAACCAATACAAGCGCTGCCATTGCGGGTGTTAATGCTGAAAGTGCGGAAAACTTCGAGCAACGTAGACAAGAATCGGTTTCTGCAAATGCCAAGCTAACTGATGCTGCTGTACGCGGTGCTGTAGCCAACCTACCAAACGTGGTTGATGTTTGGGTTAAATCAAATCCAACCGATGTCACTGTAAACTTTGGCGTGACTAATTATCCAGTGACGCGAAATACCCTACTTTGTTCTGTGGTTGGTGGTGTTGATTATGACATTGCTTGGCAGATTTTAGTTAAAGGCGGTACTGGGTGTTCGTTTGCGGGCGATACAGAAATCACTGTTTATGATAATGATACATACCCAGTAGACCCGCCTGATTATAAAGTAAAGTTTCTTCGACCAACCTTAAAAACAGTTAAGTTTAAAATCACGCTTGAAGATAAAAACGAAATGTCATTGCAAGATGAAAAAGCAATGAAAAACGCTATTCTTGATGCGCTGAAAACTGGGAAAACTCGCGCCCGTATCGGTCAGAAGCTAAGGGCTTCTGCTTATGTTTGCCCTGTTGGTAATTCTGTTGATTTAAGTCTGCTTGACATTGAGGTAAGCTTTGATGGCATAACATGGGTAAATTTCCTTGAGCTTGGTGTTGACGAATACCCAGTGACCACTGAATTTGATATAGAGATTGTCTAATGTTTGATGTTAAAGATACTTTGATGTCGCAGTATGCAAACAGCCCCGCTATTGTCGGGATTATTGAGGGAATCGCAGATGCACTAGACCCTGAGCATACCGCAGAAGAATTCTATTCAATGTTGTGGCGTTTAAGCTCCGCAACATCGTGGGGCTTGGATATTTGGGGGCGTATTGTTGGCGTAAACCGAAATGTGCAGATGAGCGATCCCGATGCGATCACATTTGGGTTTAAAACTGATCCTGTGTCACAAAACTTCACTCCTTTTAACGTCGCCCCATTTAGCGCAGGCGGTGCGAAATTCAACACCTATCGCCTACCTGATAACCTTTATAAAGAATTAATTATCATCAAAGCTGCTTCAAATATTCTTTATGCTACAGCGCCAAATATTAATAAATATCTTCAAATGATTTTCACTGAAAAGGCTTATTACTACATCACTGGTCACATGACGGCAAAGTATATTTTTGAGTTTGAATTAACGGCATTTCAGCGCTTAATTGTCTATACTTTGAAGTTATTACCTGAGCCGTGCGGTGTGTTAATCTCCTATGAAGAAAAACCAATTGCAGAGGTATTCGGCTTTGACGGTACAGAGTATGAAACATTTGATTACGGAGTATTCATTCAATGAGCAATCCTGAAATTATGTGGTCTAAAGCATTTGCTTGGAACGCCACAAATAAAAACACGATACAAGATGAACGGCAACCATCTCAGGATGTGCAAGATGCCACGCTTAATGATGGCTTCCCGCTTATCACGATGACCCCGCAAGACGCGGGTGGTATTGCTCCAAATGGTCAAGACATGAATGGCGCTCTTTATGCCATTAGTTCAAATATGGTTCATCGTCAAAAAGGGCTGCGCATTCAGTTTGATCCCGCTTACGCTGCGAAAATTGGCGGTTATGATCAAGGTTGTATTCTTGCGTCAAACGACTACACACGCGATTACATTAGCCTTATCCCGAACAATCTAACCGACCCAAACGGTAGCGGGACTGCGGGACGTTGGGCTATTTATTCGGGTGCTGGCTCTATTGCTTCTGCAACTGCGAGTATTGCGGGCATTGTTAAGATTGTTGATAGCTTGTCGAGCACAGCAACGGATGCAGCATTAACAGCCAATCAGGGTAAAGTTCTAGGCGATAGAACGCAGCAAGCCACTACTACAAATGTAGGTATTAGTCGGTTTGCCAATTCGTCAGAGGTTGCCAACAAGTCAAATAGTAATGTGGCTATTAATCCAAGCAATGCGGCAACAATTGCACAAAGCACGGATTTGGGTGTTGGTCAGACATGGCAGAATGTGACTGGTAGCCGATCATCTGGGCAGACATATCGGAATAACACTGGAAAGCCGATTCATATATTTATCGCCGTTAAGGATGGTGTGGGGGGTGGCTTAAAATTGGTTATTGGCGGTGTGACTATTTTTAATTTTACCTACGATCTTCCACAGTGGGCATTTTATCCAGTTTCCGTTATTATCCCAGATAATACTGATTATTCATTTACTTGGGCAGGGAATAACCCTAGCGATTTATTAACTTGGTCAGAGCTTAGATAATGCCAACACAAAAGATTAACCAGTAATTAAGGAATAAAACATGCAACAACCTACTAGATTAATTTCTACACCATTCGCGCAAGAAGGCGACAAGACAGAAATTCAAAACGTAACAGGTGAGTTTGACAATAGCGCCACTTACCGACTTGGATTTCCACCGCTTACAATGCAATCAATCCGCTTAGGTGGTAAGCCACCAAAAGGCACGGATTTTAACGGTGTGCTTTTTGATATTACAGAAAATATCTCATTTCTCTGTAAAGGTGGTCGCTACCAATACAATGCAGGATTATCAACTTTAATCGGTGGGTATCCTGAAGGCTCAAATCTGCTTCTTGATGATAATGTCACAGAAGTTGTGAGCACTGTTGCAGGGAATCAAAACAACCCGAATACAGACATGACAGGTTGGATCTTGAAGCCAAATAAAACAACCGCTGTAAATGTGGCTGACG